TATGAAAACTGCAATGCAAGAATTAGAAGAAAAGTTAAAAGATAATTTAAAACAAATTGTCTTAAATGCTGATTATGAATTAATGGATAAATTATTTATTCAAGGACTTGAAAAAGAAAAAGAGCAGATAATGAAGGCTTATAAAGACCATCACGACCTTGAACATATATTCGGTCTTGATACTGAACAATACTACAACCAAACTTATAAATTATGATAACTTTTTTTAAAAGAATGTATTTAATATTTATACTATTGCCAGTAGCAATAATATACGCTTGTTTAACTATGCTTTTTGTAGTAATAGAACACATTTATAACATATCAGTAATTAAATTCAAATGAATTTTGAACTATTAACAATATTCCAGTACTGGTATAAAATTAGGTTTGGTGTAAATAACGGTTAGTAACAAAAAAGCCGCTGCGTTTTTAGGCGCAGCGACTTACTGACTGTAAACCCCCCAAAGGAAGTAACTTTTTTCTAATGCAAATATAACATTTTATGACAAACAAACAAAGGATCTATTTAATTATTCAGCAAAGACGATTAGTATCTTTAAAAGACTTACAAGATATTACCAAATGGCAAACAATGGACGTTTTAAAGGCAGTAGCGCCGCTGGTGATCCAGCGTAAAGTAAAAGCTATTACAAGTGATCACGTGCGATATTTTGTAATAAAAGACCGTCCTTTATAATGGCAAAGCCTATTTTTACAGCTATTGTATTTATGCTGGATCAGTCTGCACCCAGAAAATACCGAAATATTAGTAATGTGATGAATTTTATAAAGTTTGCTGATAGTATTAAAGCAGATTATATTAATTTATACGATAAACCTACTAAAATATTCGTACAAAGGATCTATATTAAAAAAGGGACGTAGAAACGTCCCTTATCCTTTACTATGCAAAAAACCCAAACTAGGTTAAAAATAATTGCTTTTCGGCTTTTCTACGACCTTCTAGCCCTTTATTGACCTTACCGCCAGCATTTACCCAACGATCAAATTGCTGCGCTACAACGTCCTTATTTGTACCGTTATTAAGTAGTTTTAATAAAGTACTACCAGCAAAAGCCGCTTCACCTACATTATATGTAAAACTAGCTAGTGCTAATAACTGATTATCAGTTACTGGTACTTTTACTTTACTCATTACAAAATCGTATTTGTCTTGCGCCTCTAATAATAACCAGCGTCTGGCTGTTTCCTTATCTATTATATCACCTTTTTGTACTGGTCTTTTTTGATCCCAATTATAGCCAGATCCATAACCTACGCTATATTGCATATAATCCCATTTAGGTACAGCTATAAATCCCTCGTATGAAGATATTACATTAAATAGACGATCACTAATAGCACCAAAAGGTGTATTATTTAATGCAGTAGCTATTTTTTTTCTTAACATAAATAAAATTATGGCTGTAATAACTACACCAGTAAATACTTTTTTGTTACTGGTCATAGTTTTTAATTGTCTTTTTTGCTATCTGCTGCTGCGTTACCTAGTAAAAATGTACTGATCCCAGCAACTGCTTGCGCTATTACTTGTACTTTACCAGTTCCAGCTGTTGCAAAATATCCAGCAACCGCTGCCAATAATCCAAATATTGTCGTTTTACGATTTTTCATTTTTCTTTTTTTTTGATTGATAAATATTGATAATAGTATAAATTGAACTAGCGCCAGATAGTAAACCTAAAAATAAAGACGCGTAAGCGTTTATCTGGTAAATACTTAATAAGTAAGTACCTATGCTGGCAATAGATCCCCCTATACTATTATCATTATGTGTCATACTATGCAATCTCATCTTTACTTAATTCCTTTGCAATAGTTTCTAATGCTTGCGCTACTGCGATAGTAGTTTCAACATTTTCAAATAAACCACGCTTTACAGCTTGATCTACTACTTGTTTAATTAATTCAAGGGCTTTTTGCTTTTCCATTTGTTTATATTTAAAGGTTAAAAAAAGTTATATGGTTGCTTGATCTAATATAGCATTACTTGCTTGTAAAATTTCAGCTGGTGTCATTGGTGGCACGTATTCACCAGTAATGGTTAAACCTAAAGTAGTTGCAATCCACGTCCAAGCGTAAGCGTTTGCGTCAGTTGCACTATTATATGTAATATAATCAGTACCAGTCATAGTAATTTTTCCATTTACTAACGGTACTATATTTACATCTACTTCTTGATATAATTGGAAATAAAATTCAGCTTCATTTGTAAGATTATCACTATTTACTTGCGAAAATATTACAGTTGCTGGTTTTGACATACCGTCAATCCATACTGGTTGCGGAGTTATTGTTTTCATATTATTGTAATTGATAAGATTTTACGTTTCCGTCTTGTTGTATTAATGCAGTTGCACCAATAGCAATAGTAATGCTACTTACTGATGCCGCAGCATTATTTATAATGTTTGTACCACTATAAGCATTTAAAGTAATTATACCAGTACCAGCATTTTTAATCCAAAACATTTGATTTGTACCACTAGGATTAGGCAAAGTCCAAGTTGCTGTACCAGTACCAGTATAAATCCAAGTAGTTTGTGCAGTTGTTAATGTTAATGTATTAGTACTATTTGCAGTTGCAGTAGGACTAAATCCTACTGTATATAATGTACCGCCGCTATTTAAACTAAATAATGAATTATCAGTAGATCCGTTTATGTTTACTCTAGTTGTAGTATTAACTATACCAGCGCTTGTAATAGTTACTTTTGTATTTGTAGGATCAGTAGTATTACTAGAACTAACTAAAATTTCTAAATTTCCATTTACTGAATAATTTGGCGCTATTTGCCAAGACCTTGAATTTGCATTTGATCCACTTGCGGCATTATATAAACTTATTCCTTGATAATCAGTTGTTGCACCTTGCGTCCTTATTGCACCTATTGTATTTGATGAATTACCTCTTACAATTAAATTATCAACAAACGTAGCTGCGCCAGATGCTGCAATTTTAAATTGACTAACTAATGAACCATTTACTATGTTGAAATCATTTGTTGATACTATTCTAGTATTATCTGTGCCACTTTCAATACCTAGTAAATCAACTACTACACTACCACTATTTCTAGTTGCTTTAAAATACTGACCATTTCCAACTTGAAAACTTGTTGCAGTAACAGAACTACTAAACGTAGCAGCACCAGATACGCTTAAAGTACCAGATAAAACCATTCCAGTTGTAGTAAATCTTGCTCTTTGTGCATCTGTTACAAAATCATATATTTCTAATTGATTTTGTCCACTATTAGCAGTAATATCAGTACCTATACCCCATTTAGCAGTGCCATTTTTACTAAAATAAACTGCATTTGCTATTGTAGCACCTGCATTTGTATTATTTAAACTTAATGTTGTTTGAGCAACAGTACCTTGTGTAATAGTTACTGAATTACCATTATCTTGAATTATACTATTTGTTACTGTTGTACTTCCATTAAATTTAGGCACATATCCACTTGTGCCAGTACCAGTAATAGGATTTGTCAAAGCAGATTGCTTATTATTAAATGTCGTCCAATCTGTACTGGATAAATAACCGTTTGTAGATCCACTAGATTGTGTAATACTAAATGCACCAGTACCACTATTATATGATAATGGCGGAGATGCACTAAATGCTGTTAAACTAGCTTTACTATTAAATGTATTCCAATCTGTACTGGATAAATATCCGCTAGTGCTAGTATTTGCAAGCGCTATGCTAATAGCACCAGTACCGCTATTATAACTAATAGGAGTAGTGCCAGATAAGCTAGCTAATGTAATATAACTACTAGGATTACTTGCTAAATAGTAAGTACTATTATCGTAAGAAATTGTAGTACCAGTAGCTTTTACAAAGCCAGTACCGTTAATTTGTGTTTGCTTGCTATTAAATGTAGTCCAATCAGTACTGGATAAATATCCATTAACTGTTGCACTTGCTTGTTTTATTTGTATTGATGTGCCAGATCCTATCACAGCACCAGTACCGCCAGTAATAGTTAAAACACTACTAACTGCTTCTGTTAAATTACCAGTAGTAATAGTAGATTGCTTATTATTAAATGTATTCCAATCAGTACTGGTTAAATATCCATTTTGTCCGCTGTTTGCTACTTGTATAGTAAAAGCGCCAGTACCACTATTGTATGCCAATGGTGTCGTAGCGCTAAAACTACCTAATGCAGCTTTATTGTTAAATGTAGTCCAATCTGTACTGGATAAATAACCGTTTGAAGATCCGCTAGATTGTAATATTGTAAAAGCACCAGTGCCGCTATTATAACTTAATGGTGTAGTAGCTGATAATGAAGTTAAACTAATATATGCTGTACTATCTACTGTACCATTTGCTTTTAAAAATTGTCCAGACGTACCGCCAGTAATAGCCAAAGATAAAGCTGTTACTGATCCTATAAATGTAGCAGCATTTGCAGCTGTTACAGATAATAAATTAGTAGCAGTAGTATTATTATAAATGTGAAATAAGTTATTCCCACTATCGTACAAATTACCAATGCGCCACTTTCCTACGCTTGCATTTTGAAACGCTAATGTACTATTATTAGTACTGGTTGCGTTTAATTGCATAAATACGTTTGCAGTTGCATTATGTATATCTAATGGCGCAGTAGGTGTACCAGTTTGTCCAATACCTAAATAGTTACTGGTTATATCCCAATTAAAATTTGTGTCTTGTCCTAAATTACCAAATCCGTCAGTAAACAATACCCCGCCTACTTGCGTAAGTCCGCTAATTTGCGCAGCGTTAGTATTTAAACCGCCAGCTGAAATTGTTATACCAGTATTAGTAGTATTACCATTTGTGGTAACCACTTGCAAAGTACCAGTAGATCCAATACCGCTGTTTGCTATTAATATCCACGCTGTACCGCTATCCTCAAATATCTGGCTTGTATCTGTACTAATAAATAACCTACCAGCAAAACCATACGTAGGACGATTTGCAAATACGTCTGTATATATTGCTGGACTGCTTTTTTGATTTAGTACACTATTATTAATCGGCATTTTTATACATTTATGTAACGTTTCCTAATAACCACGCAGTTGTTTCCAGTGCTTGCACCAGTACCAAAGTTTACAAAAAATCTTTGATTACTAACTTCACCCATAGATCCTAAAATATCATAGGATTGTCCTTGCTGCAATGGCACACTTTCAATTAATACAGTATTAATACCTAAATTTAAAAATGTAATTGCGTTAAAATCTGTACCGCCAACATATTGGCTAGTATCTACTGTATAAAAATCAGTTTCGTATTTTAATACGTTTATATCTACTTTTTGCATATTATATAGTATTTGGTATTTTACCTAATGTACGATACCCATTTAAAACAAATTTAGCTGTATAATTAGCATCTACGCTATTTACGCTAGTTGTAATTGGTGATCCAAATAAAGGATCGTATGGAGTTGCTGGCGCTTGTACTGGTGGCATCACTGGTGATTTAATTACTTGATCAGTATTAGTCTTTTTTCTTAAAAAAAAGTACCATAAAGCATAAGCACCTAAAACCAAAATAAGCGTATTATTTTTTTTCATATTATAAAGTTTGTACGTCATTAATAAATACTGATCCAGCTTGTCCATTTTGAAAGCTATCACCAATTACCACATTATACATAGCTGATCCTTTTTGTCCAGTACACGTCATACCTAGTCCAGCTTGATCATAAGTATAAATAACATTCATCATATCGTCATATACTACTGTACCCACATTTGAATAGACTTGATAAGTACCAGTTGGCGCGTTTCCTTGTCCTACTAATACTGATCCTTTTAAAGTACCTTTCTTTTTAAAGGACGAAAAAAGTAGTATTCCACCAATTACTAACCCAATATTTAATAAAATATTCTTTTTCATATTAAAATCTAAATTTAATGCCTTTGCGCGCATAGTTATCGTTAATTGTTGCAATAGCGCTTTTACTCAAATTACCTATTATAAATTGTGGTAAATTTTGTAAACCGCCAGTATTAATACCAAAAAAACTTTCTTGTCTTAATCCAAATACTTGTATCAATGTAGCAATATCTGCATCATTCTGCACTCTAGCTACTTGATAGCCAGCGTCCGACTTATTATCTGCAATACCGCTAAATTTTAAATCATTATATATATTATCTGCAATTAGTTGCCATTCCCCTTTTGACTTTGTAGGTGATTGCTTTGCCAAAGATTGATTTACGTAGTCGCTAATATTTTGTTGCTGTGATTGTTCTTGCATAAGTTCAGCGCTGCTTTTTACTATTCCAAGTTTAACCAGTAAAGGTTTTAAAACTAGAATATAAGCACCGCCAGCTACTGCTACGTATGTAATTATTCTTTGTGTATCTTTATCTATTGCCATTATCAAAGGTTGAAAAAAGTTATAACATTATTAATAAGGACTGTAATTTAGCGTTAGACATCTGGTCTAATTTCTTTAAGTGATCTACTGTTACACCTTTGTCCATTAAATTAGATAATAGTACTAAAGCCTCATTTGCGTTAGCTTCATTAATACCAGCTATTCCAGTAGGTTGATTATCTAGTTTAAACATTTTACTTAAACCAGCAATAATTAAACCTTGTACGTGCGGACTGTCTATTAATGCTTCAATACCGCTTTTTGGACGTTCTACAATATCGTCGTCATCATCTTGCTGCATTAAAATAGCTTGATTTTCTAACATTTTTTCTAACATACTTTCTAAACGACTATTAACTGATCCCATAGGCTGCATACCGTACATATTAGAACGTTCAAGTTCCGCTGGACGGAAATTTAAACTAGCATAAATTGGCGTCTTATCAGTAATAAAACCGCCCTTTTCCTTTTTAGGGTGCAACTTTATTGTCAATAGATCACCTACACCGTTTTGCTCAATAGCATACAGATCATTTTCTAATTTATTAGATCCAGCTTCTTTGTCGTCATCATTCCAAGAAAATAGTAACTGCTTACCACACCAAACGGAGTAGTAAGGACTGATTGAATTACGATCCAACCAGTCCATTAACCCCTTTGTGCCAGTTACCATAGCTTTATTAATTGCCATAGTA